GTTACCCCAGTCATCATCATAAATTTGTGCATTTTTAATAATAGTATCAGCTGTATTAGCTGAATTAGTTGTTGCGTTTCTTGATGTGTAACCAGTATTTGAACCGGATAAACCTCTAGAAACATATAGGGCGTTACCATAGGCTAAGAAACTTGCTGCGGTCATGAAACTAACATAACTGTTAGCTCCAGGTGTACCAAATGTGTCAGCTAGTTCTTTTTCATTAGAAATTAAGATAGCGGTATTAGCCGGTCCCCAGTCAAACTGCCCACCGATTCCGGCAACAGTAGTGGAAACAGCAGGTACTATCGTTGTAAGATCTACTTCACTTACGTTCACGCCTGGTGATACTTGAAAAGCCATTTTGATTCTCCTCTGTATCGTACTGCTTTTACGATTGAATTTTGTCCTTCACATTTATTTATAAAAACATAGTTTTATATTTAGCTTATCGCCAGAAGAATGGATCTGGATTACCTATGTCTACAATTTCTAGTCCCTTATTGCTTTGGTCATAATCATCAGCAGCATCATAATGTATACCAAACGGGAGTAGATCATCCTCTAAATGTTGAAGTCTAGACTCTTTTAGTTTGCTTCTAAAGTCTGTATCTGTTAATTCTCTAAAGAATTCTTGTCTTGCCAACCATCCAAATAGAACTAGACACATAGCTAAGTCATCATGTTGGCCATCATCAGCAGCAAAACTACCAGCTCGTGATACAAAGTTTGATAGTTCGGCAATAATTCCAATATCTTCAATTATAAGATTATCATTTTCAATTAGATCTTTAAGGTTAGAACAACCAATTTTCTTTACAGATTTTGTTGTTCTAACTCCATAAGTAACAGTACCACCAAAACCACCGCCAAGAACTTGTCCTGATCTGCCTTTAACAGTAGTCATTAGCATATTATCATATTCTACTTCTAAATGTAAAATATCAGCGACTTGTTGACCAATATCGTTGACTTCTACGAGTATATATGCGTTATTATATTTAGCTCCAACCCTAGCTAAAAGCTCAGGATACATAAGTGGAGACATCTCGTCATGCGAATAAGTGGAGACAACTTTATAAGGAAAACCAGATACATCAATAATACAGAATGCGCTGGCATCGTTTCCAACTCCTCTAGCAACATCTGCAATTAAAACATAAGTATGACCTGGAATCTGATGTTCAAATATTTTTAAGTAATGGTCATAAGCAACTGGTTCTTTAAATACCATTTGTCTTAATTTAGTTGGATTAATAAGAGTATTAGCACTACCTAAGAATTCACATTCAAATTCTTGCATCCACTGTTCAGCACTTGTGTTTTTAATAGTTGTTTCTTTAAATTTACTATCTCTTCCTGGGACTTCATTCCAAACAATTTCAAGTGGATTATATTCGCTTCTTCCTTCAGCAGCATCAACCCACATTTTATAAAAGTGGTTCATACCTTTAGGAGTAGAAACAATGATAACCTTTGAATCTTTACCAGATGAAATAGTAGGATAAACTGATGCAAAAAATTCTGAAGCAATATTATCATTAATAAATGCAAACTCATCTAGAAAAAGTAGATTATATGATCCACCTCGAACAGCAGATGAGCTAGTTGCTGCAGCAACAATCTTTGAATTATTTTCTAAGAGAATTGAGCCTTTGTTCCATTCCACAACACCTTGTTGAAGCCAGAGTGGAAGATGCTCATATGCTAATTGAATTTTACTTAATAATTCTCTAGCTAATCTTTCTTTGTTAGCCAAAATAGCAATCGATTGATCTTGTTTAAATAAAATAATCCATAGCATAAAGGCAACAACAGTAACCGATTTGCCAGATTGTCTTGGAAGTTTACAAATAGTAAATCGATTATCAATAAAAGAGTGAATCATCTTTTGCTGATATGGATATAAATTAAAGTTAACTAGTCCCTCATCAATATTAACAATCTTAACATAATTTTCTACAAAGTAAACCACATCTCTAGCACACTTTACATATTCTTGTACTTGATCTTCTGTAAAGTCTAGAGGAACGTTTGCTCTTTTTAAGTTTGGATTGTTTAGGTAATTAACCTGTTTATCTGCCATTAAGATTCACTTTTTCTTGTTTACAACGCTGATCAACTATGGTATAATGAGTCTTGACACTTCTAAAACACTATAGTATTATTTGTTGTTCATATCCTTTAACATTTTCTGTAATTCGGCAGTTGAACCAACAAAGAGTGCGTTGGTAACACTCTTTGGAGCTTCTTCTGTTTCGTTCTTTAAAATCTTTTTCTTACGCTGAAGTTCTAAAAGATCTTTATTCGTTTCCGCTAACGTTTTCATAAATTGTTGCACAACCTCGAAGGCGCGCGGACTCTCGCTTGCGCGCGCAACATCAATCAAAACTTCTAAACTTTGGTTACCAGTTTCGATTATTTTATACATGTTTTCGCGTGCATATGCAACATCAATATCAATAGTTTCATCTACTATCTCAGTAGTATTTATATGTGCTTCAGGAGGCAATATTTCTCCTTCTTCAAGATTGGTATTGGATATTGCCGGAGCTTCTGGTAAATCGAAGATGGCTTCCATATTATTTTCTAATTTAGTTTTCATGGTGTACCTGAGGTATCTGTTCCACTATCAGGATCATATTTTAATCCATCTTGATAACTAAATATATCATTAATAAATCCAAAGTTATCATTAGCAGAAATACTGTTTCTTGGAATAGTAATTGCAGCATTTGCTGTAGCGTCTCCAGTAGCAGTAAGACCTGGTTGAATTACCAATCTTTCAATTCTTGGAGTAGTAATAGCAGTATTTGAATGAAAATCAACTTGAGTACGAGTAATAATCCCAGCTGTTGTTTCAGGCCCAAAGAAGTAGCCTTTAACTAAAAATTCTAAATCCCAAATCAATGATCTTCTATCTTCAAATGATCCTTCATATACATCATCTAAGTTTGTACTTTGTAGGATAAATGGAATATCATACTTAAGATTCATACTTGGAATTAAGTTCATACTAACAGTCCATTCGGGCTGAAAATATGGAAGAATTTGCTCTACGATTTGAGCTGCATCATCACCGTTTTTTGCAAAAATAGAAAGTCTAAATGTTAGATTATAAGGAACCGGAATAAACTGACTTTTAAGTACAGTATTATCTGTTCCTGATTTTTGAGTATTTTTTAAAGTTCTTTGCAATCTTCTAGATGGATCATATGCAATAGATTGAATATCAAAACCCATTCTTGGAAGAGTTAGTCTTAAACTATTGTTTAAGTTTGGATTATCTGTAATTCTTACAAGAAACTTTTCTTTTGGTCCATATGCAATTGGAACACGGATATTTTGAATTGCCACACCATTTGTATCAAATCTTCTTACAGCAATATCATTAAATAATGTACCAAAGGCAATTACATATTTTCTTATTGTCTGATTATAATACTGAGATCCAAACATTTTTAGTACCTATCGATTTCTGAAAATGGATTATGCTCGCTAAAATCGATAATTCCTTGGCCTTGGAAATTAAAGAATTCATTATTAGCAGTAACTTGAGTTGTTTCAAGTCTAAATTCTTGTAATATAGAACCACCATCCTCTGAACGTAATACATCTCCATCTTCCAAAAGGAATTGATATACAAGTGAATCTGCTGTATGTGTAGTTTCAATAATATCAATATCGTTACTACCAGTATTAAATCCTTCTGAAGAATATGTAAACAATTCGCATTTAAGATCATATGTTTGTAATGCGCCAGTTTGATAAAATACAGATTCGTCTTCAACAAACTTAATTTCAAAAATACCACCAGTCATTGGGAAGTATATAAGATCACCTTCATTTGGACGAGTACTTGTAATTGTATAATTGTTACTTCCTGGTGTACCAACTTCTAATAAAAATGATGATGTAGTTACACCACTACCAGTATTTGTAGCATGCCAACTTGGTTGACCAGTGTTTGCTTCTTCTAATTGATAATTATAACCAACTTCTGTTAAAAGACTTTCACCTCTTGAGATTTGAGTCCATCTTTTTCGAGCAACAGTAAATGTAATTTCATCATTTACTTGAATATTAAATCTATTTAAAAAGTCGCCTTCACCACCAAAACCTTCAACGTTTTTAACATACATTTCAAGTGGAATTGCTGAGTTAAATGCTGATTGCGTGTCTTCACCATATAATGCATCTTCTTTAACAAGAGTTCTTGGCATATACTTCACATCATGACCATAGATCTTGATTGCCTCAATTGTCAAATCTTCAATAAGATCTTGTTCGCGGCCATAATTAAAATTATTGAAGTACTTGTTAGTAGCCATGAATCTTATCCAATCATATCATAAACAGGAAGACTATAACTATTAATCATTTCATCTTCAAGTTTATTTAATTCTTCTTGAGATTCTGAAACAATATTTGCAGCATTAAATGAAACTCCGCCTGGAAGTTGTAATCCCTCAAATTTGGATAAGTTACTACCCCATTGTCTTTTAATAAGAGCAGTAGTATATCTCATTAACCAGCGATCACCCCATACGTCTCCATATGTGCCAGTATCTAAAACTGAGTAACCATCAATAATTAAAAATTCTCCAATAGATATGTCTGTTTCCCAGTTCATATCGATATAGAGTTTATCAGTATGTCTATTAAATCTAATAGGCTTTAGTCCACTAAAGGTTTGTTCTAATAACGCAATTCGATCAAGTGCCATATAATAAGGCACAATTGATTGTGATGAATAATCAAATAGATCATTCAAATGAACTTGATATCTTACATTAAAAAGTGTGGATGCTGAATTAGAACTTGTAAAAGGCAAGATTCTAGTTACACCGATAAGTTTTTCATCTAAAGCAATATACTTATTAACTTTATCTGCAGCTGTAATCTGATGTCTTACTAAAGCTCTTTCTGTTCCATCGTAATGATAGTCTCTATAATAGAGCAAAGCTTCATCAATTCTATCTTCAATTTGTGCATCATCTACGTTGATATCGATTACAGGAGCACCGAGTCTTCTTAAGCAATATTCTTTAAATTGTTTTCTAGTGCTTGGGACTGCCATAGATTTACTCCCTGATTATATGAGTTCAATACTATTTATAATCAGAGAGCATTAGTTAATCTTCGTTTAGCGCTTCATTTTCATTACTTGTTTCTAAACCTTCAATGGCAATAAGAGCAGCAATTCGACGTCTCTTTTCAATCATTTCTTCAATTCGCTGTCTTTCAGCTTCTAAAACTTGAATTCTAGAATATGGAGGTTTTTGCACAAATACAGGCCAGCCATCGTTAAGTGAGTATTCTTCAAGTTCTTCAACTGTGTTTAGATTACCTACTTCAATCACTTTTCTATCAGCAACTTCTCGTACTTGATCCCGATATTCTACTAATTCTACAGGGATTGGTTTTTTACCTTTTGTTTCCCAAGCTCTTAGAACCATCCAGTCAGATTGAACTAAAATGACATAAGCTCTTTCTTGAATTTCATTAATAAGATATGATTTAATTCCCTGAATACTTTTTGCTTCTTTTACTGGAGTTTCATATGCATGGCCTTGCTCATGATCAATTTCATAAGTTGTTCCATGAATCTCCCAGAATCTTTCATCAGCAGTTTTCACAAAAAGCTTATAGATTCCTTCCTTTTTCTTTTCTTCTTCACTCCATTGCGAAAAAATATTTGGTGGATGTCTAACTTCACCGATTGTAATAGGTACAGGATTGATAACTACCTGTTCAACTTCATCATTTTTAACAATAGCCCACATTATAATAGTCTCCCAATAAAATCTGTAATAGGTGGCCTGTATTTGTAATCGTGTTCCATTACAAAATCAGTATAATCTTCTGGTTTTAATTTTTCAAAAATATCTGGTGGAATTTCTTCAAACATATCTGGGTTGTTGGCCATTCCTTCCATTCGTCTACCGCAACCAATGCATTGACGACATTCAACCCAAGTACCTTTTTCATTTTTTTGTGGATAATGACAAGACCAAGTAAGCTTAAACAACTCTTTTGGCATAAGCCTAATTAGGTCTCTTTTACATAAATGGTTAATTGGTGTCCACCATTCAATTTCTCTACCGCTATTTGAAAAGCCAGCTGTTGCAGAATGAAATAATCTAAGTGCTCTATGAAAATTTCGAGTTCCACCAATAGTTTCATCTGTTCTAATTCTACCAGTAACCATTCGTTTAAATCTGCCACTAAGGCAGAACATAGCACCAACAGTTGCATATAACAAATGATCTAACGCATAATCATATCCGGGCATACCAATTCTTGTTTCTGAATATTCAAATGGACGACAATTATCTCTAAACCAATGAAGACAATTTTGTGTTGCCCAGTGTTCAGCTTCAGTTTTTTCTTGCCAATCTCGGGTAAGAAGAACATGATTAACATGTAGTTCTTCATCAGTCTGAGTTAAAAGCCAATATAGCATTGCTGTAGAATCAACACCACCTGAAAAATTAACAAGAATAGGATCACCAGTTTGTGTCTTGCTAAGTGGTAGTGGCCAAGGGCCTTGTTTTACTGTTGGAGTATATGCTGGTTTAATGTCTGTTTCTTGAACCCAAGAAGATCGTGCAATTGGCACTTCTTTTTTCATTATATTAAATCCAATATTTGGTTGATTTCAATTTACATGCTGCAAGAACATGCGTTCTTGACTTTAAATATGGTTCCCAATTATTTGAAGAATGCAAATAGCGTGGATTAAATGCTATACCCAATCCTTTAACAAATGGAAACATATTTAATCTTAAAATATTTCTAAACTGTAATGGAACATGATCTAATAGAAATTTATTATATGAACGATAAGCCTTTCCTTGTGTATTTTTAATTAAATCATCTAATATTAAAGGATTATCTTTTCTATTTTGATATGAATGTTCTCTAATAATTTGAATTTTTTCCCAGTCTTTTTGTACTCTTCTACCATTTACTATTCCAGTTTCTGGTACATCTAGGAATAGAGTGTTAACATCATTTAGTTGAGCATTATATAAAATAAGAGATGAATTAATATTCTCTTCATTTTCTAACATTACATAATTATCTGCTGATTCTACACTAAGTGGAATATATACTGTAAAATCATAATCATTTCCATCTGTGTGTATTTGAGATGATTTATACCATGTTTTAATACTACATTCTTGAATTTCTACGCTACCATCTAATAAATTATCAAAAATATGTTGATATTTATTTCTCATAATATCAGTCGCAAACCAGGTCTTTACCATCAATTCGCCTTTAGCATTTTTTCTTTCAAGATCAGGATTTGTATTTTGAGTAATATCAACCATTTCTTGAACTTCACTCGGTGAAGCTACTTGCTCTTTACAGATCCAAGGGCAATATGTTGGTCGTAATGAATAGTTTGGAAAATGATTAAATCTATTATTATGTTTCATGGATTCTGGAACTGGAATATACTCTAGTTCTAGACCCATTGCATAATCATAGTATTCTTGTAAAGTTTGAAGCATAATGTACTATCACCATAAAATTATTATATAATTATTTATATTAAGTGTAAGCCCCGCGGATTGTGCCAGTTGCAGTAAGAGTCAAAGATCCTGAATATGATTGGCCTGGGCCATAAGAAATTGCTCTAGCAGAACCTGGGCCAGAACCCGGTGAACCAGAACCAGCACCACCACCATAGCCACCACCGCCAGGACCACCAGCAGAAATACTACCAGTACCACCATTAGGAGATCCACCAGATCCACCTGGATAACCGGCACCACCTCCACCTCCACCACCTGAATAATAGATGGGAGGCTGGTTTTCGCCACCAGAAGCAGATCCACCACCACCGGCATTACCACCATTACCACCGCCTTGAACAGTACCGTTATTTTTAAGAGTAGTTGGATATTGAATATAAAGGCCTGGGCCAGCACCGTATCCACCACCACCATTAGCATTACCACCATTACCGCCGCGGCCTGTAATAATAGCACTATTATTAATTTCAATGATTGATCCAGAAGGATAAGGACTACCAGTATCAACTGCATAAGAACCAGTAGAAGTAGAACCTCTATTACCAGTAATGTTTGCCACTACATGTACCGGATCACTTCCATTCCAACCAAGTGAAATTGCTTGGCTTCTAATATTATGAGGAGAAGTTCCAGCGCCTAGCGTGTATTCTACAAAGTATAAGTTCGAGAAGAAAAAGTTACTCATAATTTAATCCTATGACAAGTTCTTTGTTGATGTACCAAGTAAAATTTTATTTGGTGCTGTAACTATATATGGTACTACGTCGACATAACCAGTAACAGCACTCAAGCTTAGCGTTCCGCTTGGAGCATCATAATCGCTTCCTAATGATACAGTTCTTGCTCCACCTAAGTGTGTAAAGATAAAGCAACCAGTTTGTCCAACTTTTTCGGTTGTTGGATTGGCCAAAATAATATTTCCAGTTAGGTTCCACACAAAATGAGTATAACTTTGAAAATCTGGAGTTATAGTGCCAGATACTGAAGTGTTTGTATGAACTGCGCCATTAGCTGAAGCATAACTTAAGGTACCACTAATAGTTTGATTTCCAGTTACACTAGCACCAGCACTTGTTGTGGCAAACTTTGTTGCACCATTATGATAAAGAGTTACACCCGCATTATCAGCCGCACGGAGCATATTAGTTCCATCAGCATCTGTTAGATATAGGTCACTACCTCTAATATATAAAGCGCCAACCCCACTAGTTTCATCAATAAAACTATTTGTGCCAGCGTGATATATCTCTAAACCAGGCGTGGTACCAAATGTTGCTTTTCCACCATCATCAAATAATGCATTACCAGTTACATGAACACCAGTTGAGACTGTATTTAATTTTAAAGCATTATCATAATAAAGACTAACTGCGCCATCTGCTGCTGCAGTAAGATATGTATCTGATCCATCAGATGATTCCATACTAATGGTATTTGCTTTTAATTTTACGGCGGTTTCATCGTGTACGTTTAAAGAGCCACCATTCCATCTTACATAAGATGTTAAACCATCTCTAAAATATAAATGCTTATCGTCAACAATAGTAACATCATCTAAATATCTTGAAACACTTGTTACATTTAACGCTGTTGAACTAATAACCGTATTAGAACCACCAAAAATTTGATTTGATGTAGAAGTAATTTGATTAACATCAAAGTTTACTGAGTTTCCATAAAATGCACCGTGTTCTGCACGTATATTTTTTGTATGAACACCCAAATATCTATAAGAAGTATTACCAACCGAATATGTTATATCAGAAAATGGTTTTATTTCTCTTGTAAATGTTCTACCATGAAGGTGAATAATAGTACCCATTCCGGTAATATTAACGTTTGCTCCATATGTACTTAGGTTACCAGTAAAACTAACTAGATTTGCTGATACATTAATAGTGTTTGCGCCATTATATGAACGAAGATCGCTTGTTCTTAATTCCGTATTGGCTGTAATGGTATTTGCATATAGTGCTGACTCATTAATTGCAAATTGATTCAGCCTAGAGCCAATTGTGTTAGTAGCATTACGCCACGAATCAAAGGTATCTGATAATTCTGTATTTGCAATTTTAGCCATTAATTTTACCCATTATCGCGAGACATAAAGACTTAAGTTCCGACATTTCATTCTTAATATTATTTATATCATCTGAAAGCCGGTTAATATCCTGAGACTGCTTCTTTCTATTTTTATAAGCTTTTAGAGACATAGTATCAGTAGTCAAAATAGCTTGATTGTTACTATCTCTAAAAAGATCATTATATTCTTCAACTTTAAGTCTCATTGAATTGCCCATTAGATTTGTAGAGCAATCGCTCTAAAGTCTTTAACTCTTGGTGGATTTGATGGGTCAGTACTTAGAAGGACAATCTTCACCGCAAAATGTTTGAACCCAGTAAATGTAACTCCATTTTTAATATATTGATATTCTCCACTACCACCAGTCATTGAAGCGCTATTAATAACAAACTTATATTCTTTAAAGTCATCAGTATTAATTGAATCTGATACAATAGTAGAAACTGTTTCTTGAGTCATTTCAGACCATTGAGTTGATGCAATACCGTCTGCATCTTCAGCATTAACTAACTTATGATATACCTTAATGGTAGAACTTCCATTATTATAAGCTGAAAGATACACATTTAAATCTTCTGCATCTTGGCCTTCTGCTAAGGTAACAGTACGACTAATATATTTAGATAATGCGTCACCACCACTTGTAGAATTTTCATTAGTTGTATCATTGTTAACTAGGTTTTTAACACTAGTAATAGCTATTCTTGATAGGTCTACAACTGGCGAAAGTCTTCTTGAAACTTGATTTGGTTTTGATAAATCAACTTTATATTCTACCGATTTATTACCAGAAATATTAGCAAGTTCAGTTGATGTTGATAGAATATATCTAGAACCATTCAAACTAATATTTTCATTTGGTGTTGTTGGTCTATAAGCGGTATCAAGAGATGACGGAGTTAAAGCCATCTTGGTACTAGAAGTTAAAGTTGTACCAGTTGGATTAAATCCACCCAGATTTAGCATATGTACATCTGACCGTAGATTATCAATACTTACAATTCTTGCTGTAGCATTACTAGTTTGATTTGTAATCGTAGTATTACTATAGAATTGACCCGAAGTATTTGCAAGATACAAATAAGTATTTGCTGCATTAACATTGTCGTATTGATAAATCTTACCTTTTGGTTGTGCAATACTTGAGATTGTTGCACTGACTCCAGTAGCAGTATTATTTGCTACGTAATAGAAACTAACAGATTCTGAAGCCTGGAAAGCTGGAGCACTTGGTCCTCTTTGAGCAACTCTAATTGTAGATCCACTCACATATTCTACTGTACCTTGTGCGCCACTTACCGAGCCATTAGCATATTCAGATGAATTTGAATTTACTGTTGGTGAAGATGCTAGATTTAGAGTTGTTGCGCCATAAACCATCGAACCAATGCTATTAAACAGGCCGCCAGTTTGATTTGCAATTGTAAGGAACTCTTGATTTGTATTTTTTAGTATAAGTGATCCTGTCGTGGCCGCGTTATTTGTTCCAAAGCTAGCGTAATATGCTTTAAACTTAAAGTCTTCTTCTTGAATTTGCTTATATGTTTTATCATTTGATGAAGCAAAAAGAATACCAGACGCAGGATTCTTAATAATTGATTTTTGAGTTAGAATATCTTTTTCACCAATTCTAGCAACCCAAACTCTTAGATCAGGGTTATATCCATGTGGTGTAATTACAATACAGTAATCTACTCCATTTTTAAGATAAACTGGACTTGGGAATGCAATTGGAGTCGCAACTGAAGAATCAGAACTTGTATAAATTTCATCTGCTGTTAAGTTGACCGCACCGAATGGCATAACACTATTTGTTGGATTAGTGAGATCTTCATTCATTTCTCTAATTTCAATAAGCGCACCCAAACTTACATGTTTACTGGAGAAGTACAAATCAATCTTTGATAGGAATACTCCAGGAACATTAAATCTTTCTCCACCAGTAAGTCTTGCATCAACTGTAAAGCTTTGTGCAACTGGATCTCTATTATGAGCTAGATAACCATTTGCGTGATACGTATTATTACCGTCTAGAATAAAGTTATAAACCTGTTGATCTGGCTCATTGGTATATATTTCTAAACTTTCAATATCAATCCAATTACCATCTACATCTAAGATCTTATCTCCAACATCAAGGTTACCCTGCATCAAAGATTCAAGATGTGGGTAAGCTTTAAGTGTATGAGCTACATTAAATGCTTTCCAGCCACTGTCTGTCCAAAGAGGATGTTCTGGAGTCATAAGAGGTCCAGCTTCATTGATACCAATAAGGTCACGACCTGCAAGCATTGGATGATCAAATTCTAGAACAATATTATGTGCTCCATCTTGACCAAGAAGAACATCTCCAATTTGTACATCTTCGATTTTCTTATCAGATCCATTAGCAAGTCTAACAATAGTACCCTTTACAAAGCAGCTGTCTCCACCATCATCGCCATCACCACCATCACCTGGTTCTGGATTTGGAACAAAACCAATTACTCTTGATCCATTCGGGCTAACACTTGTGCTTCTTGAAACAACACTTCTTGCTTCACTTACTTGGTTTGTTGTAAACCTTGGGAATCTAGTTGATAAAATTGTTTCTTCTTCAATTGCATTAATTCCAGATGAAGTATAAGAAGTTTCTGCAGCAGTAACCTGTTTACCTTGAAGTTTAGAGTTTACTTCACTATCAGTAAGTCTAAAGATTTTAGAACCAGTTGTAAATCTTAATGTATCATCAGCTGGAATTCTAAAGTGTCCATGTACTTTACCATCAGCTGTTGATACGAGTGATGAACCTTCAACTCCAGTATTTGAGAATGAACTATTTGCTGGAGTTATATATGACTCTACATTAATTCCATCAAAGAAAGAATATAGTTTTGTATTTGGTTTTAAACCATTTCCAACAAATTGAATAATTCTTGGACGCATATATGGTTGAACTGAAACATCAACAATACGACTTCCAAGACTATCAACTCTAGTTTCTGGAACAACTTCGTTTCTTACACCTTGGCGTGATTGTAATTGTGTAGTTTCAAGCGTTGTTTCTCTACCAAGTGATTGAACAATTGCTGAACCTGGACCGCCAGATGATACACCTGTTACAACTTGACGAGAACCAACTTGAGAAACACCAGTTACAAGTGTTTGCCAATCATTCCATTCTGTTTCCCATGAGTTAGCCATTGCTACCCAGTTATCAGTATTTAAGTCAAAGTTAATATTAACATCTGGTCTAGTAGTAGTATCTGTCCAATAATCACTATCTGGTGATAGTTGAACTTGACCTGCCCAGTTCCAAAGAAGGCCGGCACAAGATCTTGTAGAACTCGCAAGATCTTGAGTAATCATTTCTTCATGAGTATATGGAAGAGTAACCAAATCACCTGGTGTTGGTACTTTAACTACACTAGCAGTTGTTACTGCACCAGAAGTAAGGCCAGTAACAGTAGCACCGGTTAATGGTGAACCATTTACTTGCTCAAGGAACAAATCTTGTCCATTCTGATATTTTAGAATTGCAGTAGTTGCACCAACTGTGATGCTTTCACCATTTGAATAACTTCCCAAAGTTGCTGTTGTAATTTTAGCATCAGCCGGAGCTCTCACAACATTAGAAGAACCTGAATTATATTCAAGTTCAACACTATCTAATCTAAACTTTGGTCTTAATTCTTTATTTTGTTTATCAATTGAAACAGAATAATCTGTATTATATACGTTACCAATATTATGTCCATTGAATGGATCAACTAACATTCCATTTTTAAATCTATCAATACCAGATGAATCTTGAATTGATAAGTCTTTAGTTGCCTTTTCAAGTAGATTAAGTGAAGTATAATATTCAAGATTATCAACACGATTTTTAATCGCACCAATATCTTTCATAGTATATCTTTCATTTTTCTCAAGTTTAATAGCTGAAGTCATTTCAGGTCTATCATATTCACGACTTGCTTGTGGCGTAAGAGAAGGATATGGAGCAACATTAATGACCCCAAGTGTCATAGCATCACCTGGATTTTCAGGTGTAATTGGGAATGTTGAGGGTTGACCTTCAACTACAACAATATTTCCTGCTTTGTTAACTACAATTCTATCATTTCGTTTTAAATAGTACTGTGAATCAGCAAAGAAACTTTCATTAGGTGGAGAAAAATGCAATCCGCCTGAAGGTTGAGTTAATACAACGCTTGAAGCTGGGTTTGTAGTAGAAGAACCAACAGATGTAGTGTCTGTTGCAGTATCTGCAACTCTAGGTCTAAAATCAATACTATCTCTTAGTTTAAATACTTTATTATCAATTGGTGAAGTAAAGTATGGAATTTCTTGAGTACTAATAGAATTAGTATTTGCTGCTGAACCATTAACATCATCAATTGGGTATGAATCAACTGATAAGTAACCAACACCTGTAGAAGTATCATGTGTAAAGTAATCTAAGTTAATAAGTAGATAATCACCACTTGTGATAGTAAGTGAAGAACCAGGTTTAACTTTTAATACACCATGTTTATATAAGTTATCAGTTTGACCGGTATCAAGAACAAAATCAGAAGTTACATCCGATCCTTGCGCTGACGACGTGATAATTGAAGAGTGTTTTCTAACACTATTAATTTTCCAAATATCAGAGAAACCAAGATCCCAAGGACCACTAACTCCAGATGCATGAGTTGCTGTATTGATTCTAACATAACGTGACGCTTTTCTAACTTTAGAAATTTCTGAACCATCTGTTTTATTAAGTTCAGTTAATACTGTTGCTGAAACTGTACTATTTAGAGTTTCTCTCATTCTTATTGTGGCTGCAGTTGCTGACGTGATTTCGATTTCTCTATTACCACCAACTCCAACACCTTGCATATTAATATGCTGACCAATTTTAAATTTCTTAAAGAATGCTTGTGAACTTACTGTTGCAGGAGAAGTTCCAAGAACATTTAAAGCAGTATCAGAAGTAATTTCGCTTACAACCAAATCACCAGCACTACCAAGGTTAATAATCTCTCCAACGTTAAGCTGTGTAGTAAATGCAGTACCAGATCCCGATACTGAGTTAGCGCCAGAGGATACCCCAACAGTTCCTGTTAAAGCTGCAGTGTTTGCTTCAGCATTAAAGATAACATGAAAGTTTTCAGCAACTTGTGAATCACTCAATGTTCCAGTTGAGAATGGGAATGATACACCAGTCTCACTGATTGAAACAGTTGTTGTTCCATCAGTTGCAAATGTTTGATTATATTTTTGATGAAACTTAAAAAGTGTATCATATAAATTTGATGAATCTCTTAGTGTTTTAATATTAGATGCTGGAATGTTATAGATTGATCTATTAAAATCTGTTTCATATAATACAGCATTACCACCAACTAAAACTAGATCAGCTTTTGCATCTGCAGTTATTGTATTGTTTAAGTAAAGAGACTTTACGCTTGTAAATGGAGCACCAGTCATTTGAATATCATAAAGATATATCTTATAAGTAGCTTGGGCTGAACCAGGAGCACCAGTATAATGTTGAATAGATTTAACTCTAGCTGTACCAATTTCTGATCCAACTGCTCCAGTTACAGACCATTCTTTGGCTGTAATTGAATCAGATACTGTATCTCTTAATGATAATACAGTATGATCAGTTAAAGGCCATTCTCCAACAACTTCATTACAAATAACATAGTTACCATATTGGGCTGGGATATTCATATCCTCAAGCTGACCAACATCAATACCTTTTCTAATACTTTTTCTTGCTGTGCTAATTTGTCCAACATCATATCCTTGGACATAAGCTTTACCAGCTGAAATTTCTACAATTTGAAGTTGATTATTACCGGTTGGTTGATCTACTGTCCCAGGATTTGAACTAAGATATAAACCACCATTTGTACCATTATTTAAATGTTCTCTTAATTTAAGACCATATCCTCTAACACGATAATTACCTGACTCATCCATTGTTCTTTGAGCCATGTAATCTCTAATTTTATTATAAAGAGTACGTTCTGTTTTAGAAATTACAGTGCCATCTACAACTCTAAGTATTTCAATAAAGTTTGTATCATTATTTGATACTGGGCGAACATCTAATGTTGCAGTGAGTTTTAAACGATCGGCGCCAGGTGCTGTATAGTTATATGCGCCTTGTGCTGGATCAAGTAGTGTAGTTTCTGTTTGAGAATTAACAATGGTTTCATCAATAATAAAACCAACTTTTGCAGTTACAGTATTTGCAGCGTATTTTGATACAATTACAGATTGTTCTGGAACTCTAATAAAATGGTCTCTAGCATAAATAATACCTTCACTGATAGAAAGTCTAGCGGCAAAACCAAGTGGAGTTTCAGAAGTAGATGCCACTACAGCATTTGCTGTTGCGTCTCCACTTAATTGAAGTTTTTCATCTGCGACAAACTCGCTAATAGTACCACTAGCGCCACTTTTAGTATATTTGACATAAAACGTAGCTAAGTTTGGAGTTTCTGCTTGTGAACCAGTATTAGATGCTAAAACAATCGCTTCAACAGAGTTGGTTTGACCAACTAAAGTTTGTCCAACATA